GGGAGATATAATTCTAGGCATTAGTGTACCCCAAACGCTTCAGTCCCATGCTCTGGTGATTGAGAGTCAATGTTTCCCCCGTAAGGGCTACCATCGCTTTGTAATAATTTGCTGAAATCCATATATCCTGTCTTATTAGACGCTGCATTGAAACACATAGGCACTTTAAATTTAGCTCCGTTAGAAAAGAATTCTTGAAAATCCACTCCAATTTCATCTCTTGTACAAACTCCCCGCCAAACATTTTCTCGTTCACTGATTGGTTTATAACTGCTGTTTTTCCTAAGCGTACCCGTAGTCCGTTGAGTATCTTCAAATTGTTTATTGTTTACACAGTCATAATACTTACACCATATTACCACACCCTGTTGTTTTTTAAACTCCTCAAACGTCATACCAGAAGGTAGTTTATCTTCGTAAGTTACTTTTTTAGGTTCTTTACCGGAACTCATATAAAATGTATTAGGCAAGGTTCTCTCCTTTTCTTTTCGCCCACAACGCTATACAGGCTGCGTCGGCGTAATCTTGTTCGGGGAAAACATCTCCCCACTTCTCTACCGCAAAATTTTTAATATCTGGTTTTCCTGCATTCCCCTTACCTAGAATTTGTTTTTTCCAACTTCTATTATCAACAGGATAACAAAGAATTCCTTTAGTGTGCAACAAATATTTCGCAACACTAACCACCCCAGAAATTTCCATGGTGGTACGAGCGTTTTGGATATATATGGCTGCTTCAATTGCAGAACATTGTATATCATTATACTCTAATTCATTCTCTAGGTATACCGAAAAGTTATCAAATATTTGGAAAAGTCTATTATCAAACGAATCTTTAGGGGTTGAATGAAATTTCAATTTTGAAACTAGTTCTTCCCCCTCATTTACAATTACCCCATGTACTGCCTTTGAAGAACAATCTAAACCTAAATAATTCATCTAAGACGCTCCCCCATTGTTCGGAGACCGACTACCCGTGACACTGAGGCGTAAGCTTTGTCATAAGCTTTAAGTGTCCCACTCAACTGCTTCACCGCCGCTTCCGTTTCAATAACTTCCTTACGTAACTCCCATAATTGTGGGTAAGAGTTCAAGGCTTCCCCACGTAATTCTTCTCGTGTTGGCTTTTTCTTCCCCGCTTCTTCACGCTCTGTCGCTATATTATTCATAGCCTTAGCTATCCCATCGTCAAACGCCGCTTGTAAAGCGGACAGGGTACTGTCAAGTTTTGCCACTTCAGCTTCAAGATAACTTGTATATCCACCAAACATAGCTAAATAACTTTCCAGACCTTCGTTTGAAGTAGTAGCATAATCGCCTAAAGGTAACTTTGGAAGATTAGAAATATCGACATCAAAAGAAGAAACTTGTAAATCAGATTCCAATCTACGTCGAACATTACCCAATGCTTTCATTGGAGTCCACCCCGTAGTTTTTTCACCCTCTTTATAGTTAACCATCTTTTACTCCTTAATATTCTACAGCTAATCCGCGGGTATCTATCCCTTTACATTTACACCAAACATCTCCAGTGCAAGTAGCTGGTAACTCTGACATATTCATAATGTTTATACATCGTTCCAACAAAGTTTCCCAAACTTTTATATCTCGCTGTACTTTAAAAGCTTTCAATTTTTGGTCGTTTTTATTTTCATACAGTACAATTCCATAATCTTTATTTAGTAAGTTTAAATAAATTTGTAGCTGAATAAAATGATCTTGTTTAGGAGAACTTTTTAGATCGTTAAATCCTTTATCATTAATTGACTTTAGTTCTACCACCACTTCCCCTTTGGTGGGATGACGTAACAAGAAATCTAATCGCCCACTAATAGGAGGAGACGCTAACTTTAACGGCTGCTCACGAGCGATAAGAATATTCATCTTTGTAAAATATTTAGCCATACGATCTTCTAGCGACGAGCCTGTATCAAAGATACGTTTCACTCTAGGGTCTAAATCTTCCCATGGAAGAAAACCATTAAAAGATGCATAGAGGTACTTATCACAGGTACTACCTAATGCGGAAGGATAAAACACCTGCCCACGATGCGGAGACATCTTACCCTTTAAGTGTTCATCTAACATCTTGAGGAAATCTTTATCTTGATTACTAACTCTAGGACTAGACTTACGTTTTGTAGTTTTCTTTTTTATCCCTGTGGTTGTGCCAATTTGTTTAATTCCCGCCATAGAAATTCCTTTATCTTACTTTTAGTTGTTTCTTTACAGTGTAACACGATTTGTATATCTCCGGTCTCTATTAGTTTCCGGTCTCGTATTCTATCTCGTTTACCCAAATGTCCATACACACCGTCCGCTTCAATTACCATACTAAGTTCAGGTATATAGAAATCTACCGTGTACGGTGGAAAGGGTGCTTGCGTTTCGTGACGTATACCCCATTCAGATAAATAGTCAGCAATTATATTCTCTTGGTCAGTATAGTCTCTAGGTAACACTATTTTTTAGTTCCTCTAGTAATTGTTCATCTTCTAGGAAGCTTTTCTTTAACCCGTTCAGACCCATATACTTTTGTTCTTTATGAGTATACCATGGCCCCGCTTGTGTAATTAGTTTCTTATTTAAAGCTTCTCTAATGTAGCTCTCTAAAATATCTATCCCCCCATCCACTCTAAAAGGTACAGCCGCAGAGTTCCAATTTTCTCCACCGATCTTAGTTTTACGTAATCTAACTTCCATGTCAAAGCCTACCTTCGTACCATTTTCCTCTATCCAACCTTTACGACGTACCTGCAAAAGTGCATGTGCGAAGAACGATTGCGCTAACCCGCCGGGCATATTATCTAATGCCACAGGGCCGATACTACTACGAACTTGATTGACGGCTACCAACGCTCCACCATTAGATAAACTTGGAAGAACTTTAGGTAATGAAGAGTTCACAAAACGTGCTTGCCACGCCATTGGATTAAATGAGAAGTCCTCTTCTAAATTTTTATGGGGTACGAGACCAGCAATACTATCTAATACTACTAAATCAAAGGACGCATCCAGTAGGGTGCGTATGGTATCCATTGCTTCTTCTCCGCTTTCGGGTTGCCCTACGATGATTTTTGCCGTATCTACACCGCATCGTGCCATCCAATCAGAATCCCATGATAGTTCTGTATCAATCCAAGCTGCCTGTCCGCCTGACTTTAAAACATTAGCACAGATTTGTGACGCTAGATAAGACTTACCTACGTTAGTCGGCCCATAGATTAGAGTTAGACGCTTCTTCGCTATTCCCCCACCCGTTAATCTATCGAGGGCTGGAATGTTGAAAGGTATTCTAGAATATTCAAAAGCACTATCATCTCCACGAAACAGATTTAGTTTCTTATCTTTAAGTAAACCTTCAATAACTTTCTCAGAATCTGTCTCCATCTAAACCCCCCTAGGTAATTGTTTTTTACGGTTGTTACAGGCTTCTGCCCACGCAAAGCAAACCGCCGCACATTGAATAATTTCGTTATACATGTCAGTTTCTCTACTTTCAAACACTTCTCGTGCCACTTCCCCAAGTTCTTCTGTTAGGATAACTGTCCAATGATCATCAGAATTGAAGGTTTGATCCCCCCACTTTAAATCTTGGTTTTCCCGTTCTGCTAACACTTGCTCAAGAACCACGGCTCTGGTTAGCTCTTTCCCTTGACTCATTTAGATGTCCCTTCGTTCAGTACTTCGTCGATATTCTTATCGACTTCATCTCGAACGTGCGCCCACATTTGACCTAATGCAAGCTCAGTTCCCTCAAGCTGCGTGGGGATATCCATATCAGTATCAATGTCATGTATCTCACAATCAATACGTGCGTACTGATTAGTATCTAATGGGCCAACTCTAAAAGTAAACCCTAATTTCAATCCGACTTTAGCCATTTCCTTCTCCTTAATTCCAATCTATATAGTCACTAATTGTAACAGGTTTAGGTAACTCTGTCAACGCAAACTCCTTTGGGGGCCAAGTATATTTATTAGCCCACGAAGGAGAACACCATTCAACATCAACCTCTAACGGGATACCTAACGAATTCTGTTGTAATAAATCCTGTATCTGTCGTGGTGCGTCCTTAAATTCGTCCTTGTGTATTTCACAAATGATTTCATCATGAACTTGCACCAAGATATTACTTTTCTTGTCTGCTAGGTATTTATCTACTTCTATCATTCTCTCACTAAGAATATCTGCACTCGTGCCTTGCACAAGGTAGTTTACACCTTTATAAGCTAAATCTTTGGGAACAACGTATAAACGACCATATCTATTCTTTATCCAGCCACGGCTACTCACAACACGTACAACTTTTTCAAAGAATTGTTTAGACCCTCTCAGACCTTGAAAATATTGCCTCTTATACGCAGTTGCTTGCGCCATACTTACTCCAAGCTGAACCCCAAGCTTACGTGCGCCTATTCCGTAAATAGTTCCAAAGGTAATTGCTTTTGCCATTTGACGGTAGTATTTATACTCAGAATCATCCTCTTTTACCCCAAACGCTAACGTAGCCGCCTCACCGTGAAAATCCACATTTTCTTTCTTTAGTAAGGCATCAATATCGGGGTTACGGAAATAATCTAAAAATACCCGAACCTCCATTTGAGAATAATCAAATCCCACTAAAGTATAATCAGGGCGGGGGATAAACAATCTTCGGATAGAAATTTGGTCTTTCACTTTCCCGTCGTATGATTCATCCCCGATAAAGCCCCACGTATCAACAACCTCATCTGATAGTTCCTCGTTTAAGGTTCCCCCCTTCGACGCAACCGCCGCAGAAATCCTTCCACGTACCGTTTCTCGTTCCTCTGTTGTCAAGGGTTCGTCAGAGAGTCTAAAATGAGTACGGGGTAAATTTTGAAGATTTGGGTCTCTAGATGAAAGTCTACCCGTTAATGTTCCCCAATTACAAAATGTTGTATGCACTAAGTCCTTATCAAAATACGGTTCTAGGTAAGTCGCTCTAAGTTTATCTAGCGTTCTATATTGTCTTATGTACCCCGCTACAGGG